TTTGTCCAGATACTGCTAAGTTACCATAAATTGTTACGTTGGCGCCAAAGAATGAATCTTTTGCAACTCCAATACCACCCGATACTACCAATGCGCCTGTGCCGGCTGTGGTAGCGGCTGTTGCATTAGTTAAAGTAGTTGCGCCACTTGCTGTTAATGTGGTAAATGCACCAGTGCTTGTAGAACTTGCACCAATCGGTGATCCATTAACACTACCGCCTGTGATAACTGCATTACCTGAGCTAAAGTTTGTTGCAACCAATGTTGTAAAATTACCAGTGCCCGGTGTCACATTACCAATGGCCTGTGCTTGTAATGCGCCAGCTGTTGCTGTACTTAAAGTTGTTGCACCAGTTACACCAAGTGTTGAACTAAATGTACCTGTAGTAAATGCGGCTGTACCAGGAGCTACGTTACCAATTGCTTGGGCTTGTAATGCGCCAGCTGTTGCTGTACTTAAAGTTGTTGCGCCAGTTACCCCCAATGTACTACTTGCTGTGATTGTTGTAAATGCACCAGAGTTTGCAGAACTTGCACCAATTGGTGATCCATTAACACTACCACCAGTGATAACTGCGTTGGCTGTACTAAAATTAGTTACTGCCACAGTTGTAAAATTACCAGTGCCCGGTGTTACGTTACCAATAGCTTGGGCTTGTAGTCCACCTGCGGTAGCTGTTGAAAGAGTTGTTGCTCCAGTTACACCAAGTGTTGAACTGAATGTACCTGTAGTAAATGCGGCTGAGCCAGGCGTTACGTTACCAATTGCTTGGGCTTGTAGTCCACCTGCTGTAGCAGTTGAAAGAGTTGTTGCTCCAGTTACACCTAATGTACCGGAAGCAGTAATAGTTGTAAACGCACCAGATCCAGGTGTTACGTTACCAATAGCTTGGGCTTGCAGGCCGCCAGCTGTGGCTGTAGTCAATGTAGTTGCGCCAGTTACCCCCAATGTACTGGAAGCAGTAATAGTTGTAAATGCACCAGAACTTGCAGAACTTGCACCAATTGGTGATCCATTTACGCTACCACCTGTGATAACTGCATTGGCTGTGCTAAAGTTTGTTACTGCCACTGTTGTAAAATTACCGGCGCCCGGTGTTACATTACCAATTGCTTGGGCTTGTAATGCGCCAGCTGTTGCTGTAGTAAATGCGGCTGTACCAGGTGTTACATTACCAATTGCTTGTGCCTGTAGGCCACCTGCTGTTGCTGTACTTAATGTTGTTGCACCAGTAACATCAACTGTTGAACTAAATGTACCAGTCGTAAATGCGGCTGTACCTGGTGTTACATTACCAATGGCTTGTGCTTGTAATGCGCCGGCTGTTGCTGTACTTAAAGTTGTTGCGCCAATTACCCCTAACGTACCAGAAGCAGTAATTGTTGTAAACGCTGCCGATCCAGGTGTTACATTACCAATTGCTTGGGCTTGTAATGCGCCAGCTGTTGCTGTACTTAAAGTTGTTGCGCCAGTTATACTCAACGTTGAGCTATATGTGCCGCTTGTAAATGCGCCAGTACCAGGAGCTACGTTACCAATTGCTTGGGCTTGTAAGCCGCCTGCTGTTGCTGTGCTTAAAGTAGTTGCACCGGTTACAGCCAATGTACCACTTGCAGTAATCGTTGTAAATGCTGCCGATCCAGGAGCTACGTTACCAATTGCTTGTGCCTGTAATCCACCTGCTGTTGCTGTGCTTAAAGTAGTTGCGCCAGTAACACCCAGTGTCGACGATAAAGTAGTTGCGCCAGTAACACCCAATGTTGACGCCAACGTTGTTGCACCACTTACATAAGAAGTACCATTTATCGTAGAAGATACTCCAGTAATATTGCCAACTTTTACGTTGGCCCATCCAGAATTAGTAATTGCACCGGCACTAGTACCAGTCTCAGTGGTCAGTATGCCTTCAAATGCTGAGTCTGCTTCTTTCCATACCCACGCGGCATTTACTGCACCGTACGGTGCCAACGAACTTAAATTTCTGTTTACTAAAATACCAATATCGTAACTAGGAGAGCCAGTGTATCCATTATTAAAAACAACAATAGGATCATTAATATATGTGTTAATGGAATTTAATTGCGTGTAGCTATTCGATACTGTTAAATTTCCAAGAATAGTAATGTTACTATTAAATGTTACCGCTGTTGCAAGTAAGTTACCTGTAATAGACCCGGCCGCCAGTTTAGCCCCGGCTTGAATGGTACTATCAGTTATTTGGTTATTCTGTATTCTTGTTAAATTGGCCATTACAGTAAAGCTCCTATTTTTATGTTATATCGTATTTACCATAGTCGTAAGGAAACATTCCAACCTGCATATTATTTTAAAAAGTCGGAATGGGATTATAAAGCTAGATGATCGTTAAGTAACACTATTACTTAAGAATGGGATAGAAGTATATAACTATTTATAAAAACTCTAGAATCCGCCTGTCAGCGCACTACGTTTCCATGTATTTGATGCTGTGCATACATAAATGTAATTGGCGTCCCAACATATTTGCCCGGCTACCCCGGGAGAGGTTGCTGTTTTTGTAATTGGCGTAGATGAATATAATCCTGTTACTGTAATATTTCCTGTTATAGACACATCAGTATTAAAAATATTATCACCTGCTTGGGATACTGCTAGATATCGTATATCAATTTGATCCGTTACAGTTGGTGCTTCTGTAAATGTCAACGTTGTACCTGATACCGAATATGCATACGTTGGTTGTTGTACTGTACCGTTAATACTAACTAAAATACCATTTGCTGTAGTAACGTTGCGTAGAGTATAGATGCTTGTTCCGTTACCAAAAAAGTTTTCACCATCAATATTAGTGACTACACTGACCCAGCCAGATCCATTATAAAACTCCACAGCATTATATTGATCGTTATATCGAATATATCCTGCTAATGGGCTACTTGGTCTAGCAATGTTAGCACCGGTTGGTAATCCAATTGCTGTTGATGAATTGAATGTTGTAACTGTTGTTTGGTACGGGCTAATTATGTCGGCTTTAATATTTCCGTTGGTAGTATATGTTGCAATAATATTGCCGGCTGTAATATTGCCAGTGGTTGTAATTGTATTACTTCCAAAATTTGATAGCAATAACGTCACATTGGCATTACTATAATTGCTGAATAGTACCGGTACACCATTCCCCCAAAAGAAACCATTGGTTAGTAAGTTACTCATACTTACATTGCCGGACGCACTAATTATTCCTGTTGAGATATTTCCCACAAACAAATTACCAACAATGCCGGCTCCACCGGATACACGTAATGCACCAGTTGATGTGCTTGTGCTTGCGGTTGTGTTTGCCAACAACATCTCGCCGGATTTAATTGTACCGTATGCGGTTCCAACAAACACATTTCCTGTATCGTTACCACGCGAGTACCATTCTAAAAACCCCGTGTCGTTTGCTCTACCAAGGAATGCTGCAGAATCAATTGTATCATAATAGTGTAATTTAAGACCAATGTCATAATTATCATTTGATATTAGTGCAGTTAAATCGCTTGGGGAGTGTACATTAATAATTGGGTCAACAACAGATAGGCTAGTAGATCCAATGCTTACGCTATTACCAGAGATTGTTAAATTACCATTAATGAATACATTGCCACTGCTACTGCTAATACTATTTCCGGAAATGCTTAAATTACCAATGGTTAATCCATTTGGAAATGTTGCCAGTCCCTTGGACCCAACATACCTTGCGCCCGACACATATACTGCAACACCAATTGTGCTTGGTACGTTTGTGTCTGCAAAGTTTAATACTCCGGATTGATAGTCAAAATACCACGAATCGTTATTGCCTGATCCATCAACTGGTAGAGCAGTTAGCGATTGTGGTGTTGCACTACCGCTTACCCCGGTATATACTTTAACAGCATACCCAGCACCAAATTCAGGTCCAACCCAGTCTGTTAAATTGGTTTTCCAGGTACGATTAGTTGCTGATGTTCCATCGTTTGTGGCTTGTACTGTACTAGATAATGTATCTCGATAAACCGATATCACACTAGTGTTTGCTGTTGGTAATGTACTTACTGTAGAAATTAAACTACTTTGTTGCCATACCGTGTCGCCACGAATTAGTAATGGACTTGCAATAGATTCATTGGCAGGACTTTTATTCGTTAAAGTATCGGTCTTGGATATACCATAACCAATTTTCTTTAATAGATAGTCTACTTTTTGTCCGTCGGTTATAGCCATCTTAGTGAGTTGCCGTTTCTATTGTCAATGCTGTTAAACTTTGTCCGCTTGTTAATGCCACACGTACATAAATTTCATTGCTTGTTGCATTTGTTGAACTTAACGATCCAAATGTTGCTGTTACGCTCTTAAGAGATTGTGCTGAATTTAATATTGCGTTACCACCAACAGCACACCCAGCACTACCGTTTGCCAAACTTCCTGTTCCAGGAATACCTGCACCACCATATGCTGTACTTACATCTAGCCACCCATTGGTGCTTGATGCATAATTTGAACTTTCTGTTAGGCCTGGCATTGCTACCCATAGGCCGGCTATTGTTCCAGTATACTTAATATCAAATTTACTAACAGCGGTACGTACAAATTTCATTGTAAAATATTGTGTTGCGGCCTGTGTGGATAAATTTGGTCCAACTGGATAATAACCTGTAGAATAATTTGTTTGGCTCCATGTCAACACACCTTGGGCGCCACTACCAACAACAATTGCATCCGATGATGTTAATGCAGACGTTTGGCTATTAAAGGTTGCTTCACTTCCGGTGTATGCTGGGTTATTAGTACTGCCTGGATTTGCTACACGATAGCCGTTGCCAGAACCGGTACCAACAGAATTAACTGATATGCTAGTTTCTTCAATGTTTGTTGTTGTTCCAACTTTATATAATACAGTAACACCCAACGCTGTTGTAAATGATTGTGCTGTTGAACTATATCCGTTGAATGCTGTTAAACTTGGTCCGGTTGCGCTTGAACCAAACGAAGTTGATGATGTTGATGCCGCAGCAGTTTCTAAATATGCACTACCCGAACTTCGATATAGATCTTTCACCAAAGGTGTAGTTGGTGCTGGTGTTAGTCCACTATACGCCACCGAAGTTGGTGCTTGCCATGCTCCACCTGCAGAGCCAGTGACAAAAGTATCACTGGTATAATACATGTCGCCACTTAAATTAGAAACGTTTCCTTTTAATCGTAATACAGAACCTGTAGTGATGTGCGGTATAGTACTAGAATAAATTACTGCATTTGTTGTTAGTACTGCGTTTGTGCCGGCTGTTGTGACGTTGGCCCAAGTTGGTCCGGTCACTGTTGTGTTGTCATAATAAAATAATACAGGATTAGTATTAGCACCATTGTAGGTGTCATTGAGTAATACTGTATTCCACCCCGGTAATGCTGTACCAGTAGCGTAAGAAGTAAATATTCTCCAGAAATTAGCAGTGACCGCGCTGTTAACGCTGTTGTAGTCTAGGTTTCGACCAATGCGTAAGTTACCTGCAGAAACGTTCCCGCCGGACACCAGTGTATTTGCACCTGCAGCTTGACCGTTCCAATAAACTGTTACAGTTCCCGAATCGCCTAAGCCAACATCAGCAATGTTACTTGTGGTATATGTACTTGTTCTAATAGCCGACACCGTCGCACCAGCTGTTGCTTGATATGTGTTGCCAAGTGCATTATCTGTTTGTACAAAGTTACAAATTCTAGCTGAGGTAGTAGCAGTTAACAATGTTAATGCTGTTGTTCCCGGAAAAGCCGGAGGACTAGGAGGTACCAATTTACCTAGTATATAATTTAATTGTGCTAAACCATCTGTCACAGTTGTACTCGTTGTTAAGGTCACTGCATTACTTATAAGATATCCAGAGGCATTGGCACCTAATGTAATGGTGTTTCCTTTTAGTGCAGATAAATTAGCATTTGTACTTACAATGGCTGCATTTGTTATAACTGCAATGTTACTAAATGTATCATCTAATGTTGCAATTGCTTCAGCAACATTCATGCCGGTTGTTAATGCGTTGGTCCCAAACGGATTAGATGCAAGGGCCGTTGATCCTAAGATAAGATTATTGGCAGTAAAGCCTTCAAGGCTGGCAATAACACTTAGATTGCCCCATGCCAAATTACCACTGCCATCAGTATACGGAATATCAACAGGATTGCCGCCGGTTATTCTGAGATTAGAGATTAAACCAAAATTAACTTGATTATTATTACTTGATATTGTACTACCGGTAATTATAATATTGGCAAGACGTACATTGCCCGGAGAATCAAACGAGTATGCAGGGCTGGCATTATTAATACCAACCCGACGATTTGTTACGTCCGCATATATTAAATTTCCGTCAATGGCAAGATCTGTTCCCTGGCGTTCCAGGTTACTAAACAGCATCGGTCCTGTAATACGTCCTATTGCCATATTAGTAAGTCCTATGCAGCAACGTCGGTGCTGTTAATATTGTGAATTATAGTAATCTTGTTTGGCATCATTCCGTTGTTGGCTGGTGGTGTACTTGTAAATGTAATCGTTGTTGTTCCGTTTAACGTATAGTTGGTAGTTGGTTGTTGATATACTCCGCCAACAAACACAGCAATACTGTTTACATTTGATTCTGCTTGTGACATTAAAAATGTCTGTGCGACACCATCAGGTGCAATGTCGTCTACTACAAGAGAGACAGTTCCAATTTTGGCAACTTGATTCCAAGAGTTGTTATAATAAAATTCAATTCTACTATTGTCTGAATTAAATCTAATTAATCCAGTAGATGGTGCATCAGCCAAAGTTGTGGTGCCAATTGGTAATCGTACTCCAAGTGAACCTTGTGCAATGTCTGGATTTTTAAGAAGTCTTCCCATTTTAAATTCCGATTGAACTCACTGTTGCTGTTACAGCAGATGCGTTGCTACAGTTAGCCATGATTGCATCACCTACGCCGCCTAAAATAAATTTCTCTGCATAAACAATTAATGTGTTATATGCTGTCAATGAATAATTTGAATAAATTACTGTACTGTTACCTGCTGTACTTCCGCCAGGTACTACATACACGTTAACTGTTTGTGTATTGTTAGTATAGTTTGCCAAGTGAATTGTAGTTACCGCAGTTGTTCCCGAACTGTTAACTAGTATATTCGCCGCTGTTGTTGTTAATGCTGTGTTTGTGATTGCCATTTTAAATTAGTCCTATCCGAATACAATACTGTAAGCAACTGCCTTACTTTTTGTCACAAGCTCTTGAGCTGTGTATGTGCTATTAGTTATATACAAACCCGATCCACCGCCCGATGGCGTTTGTGCATACACTACATTATAACCTGCAACTGCTGTTGGTGCCACTGTGGTATTTTTTATAGCAACGTTATCATCAAATTTTACAGTATGCATGGTTGAACTGTATATACTATACGTACTCATATCTAAATTAGATACTGATAAACTACCGCTTGTGGCTATGTTAGCAAATGTGCTTCCGTCTGAACTTATCTGCCAGTTCGTGACGTTTTCATTCCACCGTAATGCAACGTTGGAACCTAATGATCCTCTATCAATTTGAATACCAGAAAAGCCGGGACTTGACACACCAGCATTTGTTTCGCCTTTATTCAATACAACAATATTATCTGTAATGTCTGTGTTTGTGTGACTAATACTCTGACTGTTACCACCAATTTGTAAGTTACCATCAATGAATAAGGTGCCAGTTGAGATTACTACATTTGCACCTGCAGTTTCTTTGTTGGTTATGGTATAATTACCTAATATTCTTTTTGTGGTTGCCATCGTAAATAACCTTATTTTAGTATATTTAGCCCAAGTTAATAGATTGTTTTTTCAAATAAAAAGGGACCGAAGTCCCTTTTTACATAATGCTAACTTAAATTAATAAGCAGAAACGTTTGCAAAACCAGCACCAGCAACGGTTGGGGTTAATACATAACGATACTTGTTACCAGCAAAATCGTAAACAAATTTGTTAGTAATACGACTTGCATTAAATGCTGCGTTGGCTGAGGTATATCCAGAAATGCTGCCTTGGCTAGCTGTTCGTAGACCACCTGTTGCATTAACTAGTGTTACTGTTGTAATGCTAGTACCTGCTGAAGCAGAATTTGCTACACGGAATTTACGTGATCCTTTTTGTGCAATAATATAACCGTGAGTCACTTGTGCATTTGCTGTAGTGTTGTACGATACATCAATTGTTTTTACACCAGTTGTTGTGATAGATTGACTTGGGCCACCTGTACCACCAGCTGCTCCAGGTATGTCTTGACTATGCAATGTGCCGTTTGTTTCTTTATAAGCGATTTTTAACTTTGCCATTTTATTTTCTCCTTTAAATAGCGTTCTAGGCTACCCGAAGTGGCTATACTCCAAGAATTCTTATGAACATAACTATTTATGGTACAGCCAACAAAAAAGGCAACCGAAGTTGCCTTTTTGTACCTTCCCATCCCTGGGTTAGTTATTCCAATATTATTGGAATGATAGATTTGCTACAGCGATTTCGCCAACGTAGTCACCAGCGTTACCTAAAGATGATGCTGTGTTTGTTAACTCAACATATCCGTAACGTGTCATGAACGATACGACTGGTTCAAAAGTGCTTGGATCTAGAACAACACCAGAGCTCATCAAAGGAATATAAGGGCAATAGAACGCAGCTGCATCAGCTTCGCTAGAACCTTTATAACCAACTAGAACTGCTTGGCTGTCATTTGCATAACCGTCAACATAAATCTTCATTGCACCGTTCAATGTACCAACAAACTTAGTGTTTGTAGGAGCTTCAAAAGTACCTTCTGTTGTACGGGCAAATGCGCTTGTTGTAGCAGATTGTAATACTGTTAATGCAGCTGGGGAAACAACAGCCCAGTTACCAGCACCACGACGTGTACGCTGAGCGATCAAGTTAGCTGTACGGTTGACTAGAACAGCTAAAGCAGCGTGTTCGTCACCAACGAATGTAGCAGTACCTGAAACGGCAGCTTGGTCGAATGTGAAGTCAGTTGCGGCAAGAGCACGTAGTGAACCAAGAATCTCTTGATCAATTTCTACAGTGATTTCTTGTGCTAAAGCAGCCATAATTTCAGCTTCAACATCTAAACCGTGCATGGATTGTGCATCCTGAGCGGCTTCAAATGTCCAACGAGCTGACAATTTGCGTGTCTTAGCTTCAACAACTTGTTTCAAGATTTGAACGTTGATACGGTTACCAGCAACACCTTCTAATGCGGATGTTGAAGTAGCTTGACCAGTAGATGAACTACCAGAGTATGCAACAGCAATCTTAAATGGGCTCAATGCTTCATCACCAGCAGCAGTGGATGTTGCGTATGCGCTTGAATCAGTTTGGTTGTCAGCGTAACGTACACGTAGTGTATGGATCTGTGCAACTGGACCTGTCATTGGTTGTACACCAACGATTTCGTTAGCGATAACAGTTGGCATAACACGACGGATAACAGGTAGAATAACACGGTTAAGTGTTGCTACGTTACCAGCTTGTGTTGCACCGCCTGAAGCGTTTTCTGCTAACATCTTGCGAGTGTTTTCTAAAATCACACCCATTGTGGTTCTCTTCGAACCTTGTAGGCCTTCTAGCAGGGCATCTTTTGTTTCGCCCCAACGGCTTTCTAATAATGCTTGTGTCATGATATTTCCTTTTCCTATTTAGGGTTTATTTAAGCCCTGCTAAACGTTTCATTTCATAAACATTGTTATATGTCTCTGAAGTTTCAACGGCAGTTTTAGCAGTTTTATCGCCAGTTACTGCTGTACGACTCTCAGTTAAAACAGCAGCTTTTGGGGCTACTTCTTTAACAGCGGAATTGTTCAACACAGCTGGTAGATACTTCTCGTATGCAGACTGAAGACGATCAGTCGTTACACTTTCAAGTAAGTCACGCATAATTGCTGACTTTTCTTTGTTCAAAGGTTTCAACATCTCGCCAAGTTTTTCTTTGCGTTCTGCTGTTTCTTTGATAATACGTATTTCTTTTTCTTTTGTCTCAACTAGAGCTTGCTTATTTTTAATTGCCGAAACTGCTTCCGACAACTTATTAGTTACTAAATCTACTGTAGATTGTAACTTACGGATCTGCTTGTTCTCATTTAAGTGAGTACCGGCAAATTCGCTAGCATACGCTTCAAATAGACGACGTCCAAACATGTTCTCGCGAGCAATTTGAATGTCTTCTTTTAGTTGAGTCAACTCTGACTCTAATGAACTGGTTACAGCCTCTTTAACAGCGACAGCGGATTGAGCAATGAACTTGGTTTGAAGTTCAGCTAATTTAGCTTTACCTTCACGAACTAGACGAACTTTAGTTTCCACTACAGCACGTTTGTCTGACTCAAATTCCTTGATTTCTTCTGCCAAAGCACGAATTACAAACTTTTCTAATTTGCCAACGGCACTTTCGTATTGTTTGCGGTCCGAGCGTAGTTCTTTAATTTCTTCTGATAGTTTTGATACCATGAAATTATTGAACTTGCTTGCGCTTTCGACCATGTGTGTTTTAAACTTAACGCGGTCTTCTGCTAATTGTTTTTTTTCATCTGCAAACTCTGAGAGTTCAGCAGTGAGAGACTCAGTTACCATTTTGTCCAGAGCTTCAACCATAACTTGTTTATCGTGTTGATAACGTTGACTAAATTCTTCACGCAGTTCTGCACGTACTTCTTCTTTAGCTTCGGTAATACGTGTTTCCCAAGCTTCGGAAATCGCTGTGCGAGTTTCTTCGTTAATAATTCCGTTATCCAACAGTGGTTTGATAGCATCTAACATTGGATATTTCTCCTATAGTTTCAAATCTTTGATAAGGCGGGTTACTGCCTCTTTCAGGTACTTCTGTACTCGTTGATTACCACTGGCTTCACGTGCCATTTCGAACACCTGATTTCCCCCACGCATATTCATTAAGCTCTCATAGATTGCTTTTGGATAGGCATGCGGAGCACTAGGCTGTGCTACAACGTCCACGGTAATGATTTCAAAACCACTAACGTGTCCACTACTTTCGTTTACTTCCCCAGATCCACGTGAACTAACTCCTAGCTTAACGCCAGAAGTAAGCATAGCTCTTACAAGCTCGCCCATTGGGGTAGGTAATACTTTTAGTTTTCCAAAACCAGCAGGGCCATCCATCCACATTTCTGTGATCATATGGCTTACGCGGTCTAGATTAATCTTTAAATCGTCTGGATGATCCACTTCGCCTAAGACGGAGTAGCCACCTTTGATTTGATCATTAATTGTACCAACGGCTTTTTCAATTTCGTGAACGGGGTAAACTCGTTCGTTAGCGTTTTTAACGCCTCCTTCGATGAATACCCCTTTCATATAGAGATCTTTACCTTTCCCGTCGGCTGCATCCTCGCTTAATACTTGGATACCAGCCCGGTCAAAAGTTAAGTTCTCTTTTAGGTACAAAGCCATTTGTAGTTCCTAATTATTTCTTGCCAGTATTTTGTACTTGCACGGATTTTTTAGATACTGGAACCGATCCGTCAGTTGTTTGGCCTTCTTTACCATGTTCAGTGCTATAATCACCTTCTTTGGTTTTGAAGCTAGACTTACCAGCGTTGCCGCCAGGAACGTTTACATTACCAGACTTTAGCTGACCTGGCTTTGGTGAGCTAGGAGCTGATGTACCGTCTTGATTCTGTTCGCCGCCTCTTGGAGTAGCAGTCTTGCCACCAAAGTCAGCACCTGGGCCAGTAATAGACTTGTCATTTACACTTGTCTTTTTACCAGTTGCACCAACTGCGTCGCCTTCGGAAGCGCCTGTTAGATTCATATCTTGAATCTTGTCAACGTATTCACGCATTAATTCTGTTGTAGATTGTTTACGGCTTTCAAATGGTTTGCCGCTTGTGCCTGATCCTGATTTACCAGAACCACTTGCACCAGAACCACTTTTCTTGTCATCAGCCGCTTTTTTCATCGACTCTTTCTTGTTACCGTCTTTATCTAGGTCTAAGAAGTCTGGTTTCTTACCTTCAGCAAACTGTTCTTCGCCTTGATCCATACTTTGTTCGTCGCCGCCCATGTCGTCCATACCTGGCTCTTCAGCTGGCATTTCATCGCCCATGTCAGCACCCATATCGTCGCCGCCAGTGTCGCCCATGATCTCGTCAAACTTAGCTAATAGCTCGTCTAACTTAGCATCAATGTTCATGACTGTTTCATCATGATTTGGCTCTGCGCCCATGTCATCACCTTCGATACCATGATCACCGTCCATTGGCAAATCGCCACTAACTTCGTCGTCTGCATCAACATCGTCAATGCTAAATTCGTCTTCTTCTTCGTGTACAGATTCTTCTGCGCCGATCTCGTCAACCATTTGACCAACTTGGTCTCCGGCAACTTGTTCTTCTACAGATTCTTCGTCTTCTATGATTGACTCATAGATATCACGGCTTTTTTCAACTACGATGTCGTGAAATAATTCACGGGCTTTTTGGTCTTCATCATTAATGATGTACTCAATTAATTTCTCAAACTTGTTCATGTGAACTCCTTTTAAATGGCTTTGTAAAGTTATTTACAAAACTACGTATATTTAGGGGTTAAATGGGTGTTTTTTGACGAATTTGGCGAAGATACGCCTAAACTTATTATAAGCCTGGGGCGCCGCCAGCTTCTGGGGCTGGTGCATACTGTTTTGCAACTGCTGCTAACTTCTGCTCGTGTTCCAACTTACGCACATCGTGGCTTTGTCTTAATTGATTTAAGTGAGCCAATGTTACTCTTGAGCCCGCACGGCTATCGCTTTTTTTGGTTATATTGTGATCTTGTTTCTCATCACGGTAGCCAGTTGGTGCTGGGTCAAATAGTTCTAAAATGTACATAGTATAGCTATTTAACCTTTTTAATTAAATTGTAGGAACCGCGCCAACCGCGCCTGCTGCACCTTGATTACCCGGCCCTGTTGCACCTGGTGCCGATTCGGGACCGCCGGCTTCTGGATTGCTGGCTTCTGGGCCAAGTCCTTCTAAGTCACTTTGTATTCCGCCGGGACTTACACCAACACTACGCAAGCCAGGAGCATCGGGAGTTGCAATTTCTGTATCTCCACGTTCTTCTGCAAACATTACTTCGTTTTCACTAATCTCTTGCTCAGTCATACCTAAATAACGTTTCATTAAGTAGCGTTTGCTCAGATAAGGAAATTGCTCTAACTGTGTAAATGTTGCGATACGAGCAGAGTCAATGTCTGCCTGGCGATATTGTGCAAAGTTTTGTGGTTCGTTAAACGACAATTCAAATAGTGATCCGTCGATATTAAATCCACGCCACTTCATAAACAGCTTAAACTCAGTGTCTAACGGATCAGCAACCATTGCCTGTAAACGCTGGCAGTATTGATTAAAGCGCCATTCTTGTATAAGTGCTGTACCCACACGACCGTCTGTGTATGCTTGGCTACCATCATCTGCTGTAGTGGGCAAGTAACTACTTGGTATACGCAAACCGCGGAATAACTTGTTAGTAAAGAAACGTAAGTCTGTAATTTCACCTAGATTGGCACCGCCGGGCAATACATCTACACTACTACCACGATTGTCTGCTGTTACAGGGAAAAAGTAATCTTCGTTTGTGCTCAATGGATTATATGTAGCATCCATCATATTACCACCACCCCCACCACTTTGTGATGGAATACGACGCTGATGGATTTCGTTCTTAATACGCTCAACAAACGCCATAGCCATATGACTTGGCATGTTGCCCACGTCAATTTTAAAGATTCTACGCTCTGGAGCACGTTGCACACGATAGATAATAATGCTATCTTCCAGCAATTCTTTTTGCTTAAAGACCTTAAAAATGTTCTCTAATACACTATTGCCAAACGGCCAAAATACATCAAGCCCTTCTGTTAAACTAACGTGTACAATGTGTTCTGCAGCAATTGCCGCTTCGTTTTTAGCATGGCTAAAACGTGAACCACCACCAAATGGTGTGCTTGGCTGTACATAAGATCCGCTCGGGCCGCCTGTCTGCGGGTGATTTGAATTTGTATCAGTTGTTGCTACTGCTGTCATTGTTAAATTTTCAAAATTAGGATTTAGATCCTTAATTAAGTATTGCTCGGGCTTTTTGCCTTCACCTTCGTTGACAATAACTTTTGTTACTTTAGACATTTCTGTCCACATTAGTTTAAAGTTTTGCGGATCACGTATAAAAACTTGATCGCCGTACTTTAACGTATTACGCATAATTTTAAATATGCGTTTGTTTAATTCGTTTAATGCGACCCACTGTTGCAACTGTTCTTTAAGAATCTTTACTTCGTTGTCGCTTGGTTGTTCTTTAAATTTAAGTGTAAATGCTGTGTGATTTTCTTGATTCTTTTGTGTGCAGAACTCTGCCAAGATATCAAGAGCCGCATTTACTTCACTATCCATATCCATTTGTTCATATTGATTATAACGTTCAACACGGTTTGGATGACCAATATACACTTCAGGCAATTGGCTTTGGTAATTACGCATTCCTGGATCGGGTGCGCGGCCGCCACCTAATGGACTAATATTACTAGGAAGGTTTGATGTTTTAAAATATTTTTTCCAGCCGGCCATATATGTTCTCTCTTATGCTATATTTACCGTAGGTTATGCAGCAGCTTGGAATATTTTTTCGGAAAAGTCTCTATTTTCCATCATTACTGCAATTAACCGATCCATTTTAGAAATTAGTTCACCTACATCTAATTTAACCGGTACTGTGCGACCGTCTGGCAATGGTATAACTGCTTCGGGTCCTGCTTCACCTGCAATACTTGTTCCATCTGTAATACCACCTTTGGCCATTTTTTGTATATGTCCAGGATCGCCGGGTACTGTTTTAAATCCAAATTGTTTCAGCAGGCCGGCGGAATCGAGTGCATCAAAACTATTGCGATCTATATCTAATGCTTTACCAAGGGAATGGAAACTAGCATCTGGCGATGGGGTTGTTACACTACCAAATGTTGGAGTATTAACAGTTGGCTTGGTTTTGCCTCCGCCGCCGGCTAACCATTCATTGTACAAAGCAGTTTGTTGTGCTTGTGTGCGGAAGCCGGACTGAAGTTTTACCGGTTTGCCATATGCCGCAAGCATTTCTTCAAAACTACCCCTAGTACCAGGATCTAATGCGTCATAATTAGCCCTGTTACCAGTTACTCCGCCAGAAAAAGACAATAATTTATCAATGCCTTCTCTTCTTTCAGATTCTTTCTTTTCCTTATAAGTGTCACTAGTTCCCCCAGCAAGCCCTAACCTATCTGCTATATAGTCGCCGGCCTTGCCGCCGCCGTACATGCCACCGCTAACAAGCGCGGTTGTTGCTAAAAGGCCGGTGCCACCTGTTGTAACACCTAACCCAAGAGCAGCACCGGCGCCGGCAATGGTTCCAAGGGCTTGTCCTCCGTAATGCCATGCTTTTCTACCCCAAGAGGCCTCTTCTTTTGATTTTGGTCCTCCTGTTGATTCGTTTATATATTTCCTCAACTGCGTAGCAACATCTGCAATCATCTCAGAAAAAATTGTAACTGCTTTAGATACTTGACCTGCTTCTCCAAATAATCGTATTAATTCTGTAGTTACTTTGTGTAACGCTGTTGCCATTTCTGCTGTTTGACCTATGGTCTTGCTTGTAATTTTATCTAGTTCTTGGTGATTTGTTCTAACAATGTTTGTTAGTGCAACAACTGCGGCAGCTTCAGCATCCATTGCTTTTCTGGTATTGTCCCAGGCTGCTGTTACTGCACTATTGAGATTTGTACGGACACCTTCACTATCGAGTTGTTGTTTAATACCCTCTGTAATAGTTTTAGTTACTTCGTCACCAGCATATTGACCTAATTGTACTAGACCTGCTAATAGTGTAGTTTGTGCTTCAATTGCCTTTTTAGATCCTTCAACTATCCCGCCAATGGCTTTAGTTCTAGCTTCGCCTTCAAGATTTTTTGTGGCTATGATTTGGTCAATTGCTTTGTTTTGTTCCACAAAGTATGCGGCTGTCATCTGACCACTCTGTGATATCACTTGTCCGTCTAGCGCAACTTTTTCTTTATATAAATCGGCAGATTGAGCACCGTATGTTTTGCGTACTATCAATTCCGCATTCATTGTATCTTGCATACGTGTGCCGCCATCTTTTGCGTCAAGTTGTCCTAATTCGCGAAGTTTTAATCTGTATGCAATATCTTTATTTGCTTCTTCTTGTTCTTTTTGTAATTGTTCAACTGTTTGCCCAGTTATCTCTGACAACGCTTTTAAATTAGTTAAGTATGCTCCAGAATTTTTTATTAGATAATCTTGCTGTTGAGTTGCGCTTAATCCTACACTGGCCATTTGTTTACCAAACCCAACCAATGCGCCTGAAACTTTATCATACCCCCCGTATAGTATTACAAGTTTTTTATTATGATCTGTTGCAGATGCACTCATTTTCCCAATAAGAGTAGTGGATTGGTCAACTGTGCCGCCCATTTCTGTTAAACCAACTATGTTAGTCTTAACAAATTTTGCAAATTGATCTAACCACATACCAGAATTTTTTGCTTTATCTGCTAGTCCACCAAGTTGTCCACCAAACGTTGCACCAACTGAACTTAACTGATTATAATTATCAACATATTTCTCTGCCATTTCAAGTTGCATTTTTGCAACTTGAACCGTTAAGTCAACACCAACACCAACAACTTTTGCTACACCTTCTGATGCTTTACCAAAACTAAATCCAAATACAGAAACACCGCTAACCATTTCAGCAAGACCAGACACAACAGACTTAATGGTAGTTCCCATTAAGTCTAAAGTTGGTATTGCGCTAGTGAACAGTTTGTCGCTAGACGCAAATGCGCTAACAACGCTCAAGGAGCCTGAGGCTAATTTATTAAGTCCATCCACTGACTTATTAAATCGTTCTTGTAATTTTTTAGTTGCTTCTTCTTCTAGGGCTGTTCGTTTTGCTAAAGCTTCAGACTGATCAGTTTCTTGTTTAATTTTTTTAGCCGTTAACGTGGCCATTGTTTTAGCGTCAGCTTGATCTATTCCGCGCTGTCTTAAGTCTTTTTCAATTGATTTTATTAATGATTGATGTGCCCTTGCCTGCTCAAGAGCCTGCAATGTAGCCGACTTTACCGCTTTGTCTGTGGCTTTAGATAATTTATCCATACCCCCAGCAACACCTGGTAATGTAATCCCCAGTCGGTCAAATGTTTCTGCTATCTTTGGGTCTATATCCATAATTTTTATATGCGCCGTTAATTTATACGATAAGTATACATATATTTATGGAGTTCAAAATGAACAGTTTATCAACTAATCCGCTGGCAAAGCATTTTAGACAGCCAATTTTACATATTAAACTTCCAAGCCAAGGAAAATGGTGGACAGAAGGAAGCATTGAGTTACCAGTGACCGGGGAATTGCCAGTGTATGCAATGACTGCCAAAGATGAAATCACTATAAAAACACCAGACGCATTATTAAACGGAACTAGTACCGTGGCTGTGATCCAAAGTTGCTGCCCAAACATTAAAAATGCGTGGAAGCTGCCAATGGTAGATTTAGATAAAATATTAATTGCTATACGAATTGCCAGTTACGGCTCTGAATTGGAATTCACTTGTGTATGCCCCCATTGTAACACCAAGAACGAACACGGACTTGATATTTCCGTAATGAGCGATAAAATTGGACTTGGGTCATGGGATACTCCAGTATTAGTGGATAATTTAGAAATTACACTATCCCCGCAGTCATACGAAAGCTACAATAAAAACAATATAACAGCATTTGACGAAGAAAGAATTATGAAGGTTGTACAGAATGTTGAATTATCTGACGAAGAAAAAGCAAAACAGTTTGATGTATTATTTAGAAAACTAATTGAAACTGGTCTAGCACAAGTTAGTAAAAGTATCCAGCATATTAAAATACTTGATGAAGAACCAGTGATAGTCAACGATCCTGCATTTATTAAAGATTTTTTAAATAACTGCGATCGATCTGTTTGGGAAAAAATTAAACTTGCCATTGACAATATTAAACAAGAATCAGACTACACTCAAATTGATATAATTTGCAGTAATCTTGAATGTGAAAAACCTTTTGTAACACCTTTTACGTTTGAACAAACAAATTTTTTCGCCTAAGGCTTTTGTCTTTAGAGTCCGAAGAAATTATCCAGCTGCTTGATAAGATGGATAAAGAGACAAAAGCCTTAAAACACGATATATTAACACTATGTTGGTTTATGCGTGGAAGTATATCGTATGACGATGCTATGATGCTGTCACCCGATGACCGTGATATAATTGGCAAAATTATTAAGAGCAATTTAGAAACTACAAAAGATTCTGGGTTACCTTTCTTTTAAGAAGTTTTGATATATCCATAACACCGGCCCATTAAAGCTAGTGTTTTTATTTTTACTATATGTATGCCAGCTGTAAACTTATAATAGTATACTACTATATTGATATAACCTCACCTAAATATTCTACTGTCAGAGATGATGGTATTTAAAAGGAGATTTATAATGGATATTCTTAATACGATTAAGAAGTGGGCTAGTACATTAGCAGACACAGGAGTTAGTATCATCGCTCTTGCTATTGTGCTAGAAGTTCTATTTAAAGGAGTAGCAATTCCTTTCTTTCCAGCAGTATCAGTAACTGCAAACGTTACATCGATTGTAGCGTCAATTGGGTCACAAGGTCTTGTGGGCTTAGTGGCTATTTGGGTGCTTTATAGCATCTGGAAAAACAAATAATCAATCTGTTGATCTAAAATAAGAGGAATATCCCATTCGTAGTATATCTGCGAGTGTTATATTCTTCTTTCTATTTCGAGACTTACTACGTAAGTCTATTGATATCGCTATCGCTCATCAATTTATTTTTTTAATTGTTTTTGTTTTTAGATAGTATCATCCAGATTAATTGGTCACACTTTGCCCGCACTGGGCAAAGATAAGATCTGTAGCATCATCCGAGTAGCACAGTCACTTAGCGTTACAACATTACAGAGGCGGTTGTCCGGTACCTCGAGTTGTGTCTTTATACAACGGCGGTCCACAATATATACGCTAACATACTTGTGAACGTGTAGCATCACTGCTACGTCTTTTTAGCCTTTAATTTTTTTCAAACAATCAAACCGCGGCGATTAGCGATCTTCGTCCTGTTAAGGATAGTGATTGAGTGCTCTTTTACAGCGAAGAGTCTTCCGTCCCTGTGATCCGAGATCCAGTTGTCGTGGGCATCCGTGCTTAGCCGATGCTAGCCTATACTGTATTTGCGTTCTGAGCCGGACTTTGTGTCGGAAGTGATTGTTACAACTTGTTTATGATATGGGAGCCATGGACACGAACAGAAATCTGTCCGTTATAATAATCTGTAGTTTCTAATACTTTACGTTCAAATTGTTCTCTTGCTTCAATGTAACTACACTCTGCCTTACTTTTACAGTAATACAATATTTCACGTGTAAACTTGTCAATACCCAATTTTTCTACGTCACTGTTTAATTCTAAATTTGAGCCATAATATGATTGCCAATCCGAATCAACTTTGCTTCGGATTTTCTTTTTCTTTTTGTTACCATTTTTTAACTTTACTACCTTGTACGACGTTTTACTAAACTTTGCTAATTTTTTTCCAACATATTTCCTACCAGATACAGTATTTGTAATCAAATATACAAAACCTATACAGTCTTCGGGTAGAGTTTCTACTAAGATATTTTCGTGTAGCCATGTCATGCATAGTAGTTATCTCTATTTACCAGGTGGTGGCGTATTCTTGATTTACAACGGTTGTATTACATTTTGTTTTACATTCTTGCCATCTAAAAGTTTTAAGTTCGGTTTCCCAAAACGGGTCACCGAGTACTTCTTCTAAATTGCGAGTCTGTAAACTAAACCTTTCTGCTAGTTCCTGCCATTCATTGTTGTGACTGTATCTATTTGCAACCCAACAACACGGAAATAATCTACCACGTGCATCAATATACAACCCTTTGTTACCAATTTCGCACAACGGTATAATTTCTTTATTGTCTTTTACTTTGTTATATAATATAGCATTAGCAACATTAAACCTAACGGTTTTTGCTATTCTGGACAAATTCTTTGTAATTCTTTCAAATCTATGTGTACTGCTCACAAATTTAGTACTTGGCTGTAAAGGATCATCAACTCCGTATATTGGATACACACTCCCAAACTTGGTAGACTTGGTAATTTGAAAAACATCCATGCCTAAATTAAATGCTTGTTGTTCCATGGCAGCTAAATGATCTTCGTTAAACTTAAACGCAATAGCAGCCCATGTCATGCGACATGTTGAATATTTGCGTACACTTTCAATACCATTAATTATGCTATCGTAGTCGCTGTTCACACGATATAAATTATTGCTTTGGTTATTAAATCCATCAACACTAAAATGTATGCTATCTACGCTGGTTAATGTCTGCGCCAGCTCTTTCCACCAGGATACTTTTTTATGGGATCCGTTTGTAATAATAACAATCTCAACTGGCTTGATACTTTTGATGTATTGTATCACAGCAATTAAGTCGTGTGCATATATAGGATCACCATCGTCACCACAGAATGTAATTTTCTCTACGTTGGCTTTGATAAATTCTGGCGTAAAGTTGCGTTGAAAAAATTCTAAGTCTAACTCAGTGTTTATCAGGCTGTCTGGCACTTCTTGTCTAGCACACCTAGGACAACGTAGCGTACACTTACTGCTAATTTCAATATGAAAGTGCCACGTGGCTAACATAATTGCACCTCACGTTGCCATTGGTTTGTAAAGCTATTATTGGTACCGGAACATGTTGCACGACACACAGGATGCGGATTGGTGTTCCATGTTGCAGATACTTGTTCCATTGTGACAAATTCTGTTTGGGTACTGCCCAACCAACAGCAAGGGCTGACACGGCCTTGTGCATCTATATAAGTACTTTGCTCTTGTACTGCAATACATTGTATTGGACCCGCTTCCTGCTTGGGATCTTGCCACCCAATGGGAAACTCTAGTCCGTTAATATACGGACGTTTACTAACCTTGGCACGGAACCAAGTAAAGCCCAAGGAATGTGCAAATTCTGCACATTGGTCAACTTGATGTTGGTTGTGTGCATACACTAGCATATCCCAGTGAGCATGGCCACCTGCATCAATGAATGCTGTTACATTTTCAATTAATTTACCCCAATTGCTATTTTTACGATATATGTGATTGGTATCCGCTAGTCCATCTATGCTGAATACAACATAGTCTCTAGGTTGATTGAGTAGTTTGCCAAGTTGGGTCCACCATTGTTTAGTTTGTAAACTCCCATTGGTATTCATACCCAATGTAATGGCGGGATTGACACTTCTAAAGTAGTTGTATATATCCACAGTATGTGCGCCAGCAGCCGGATCACCATAATTACCGCACATAAACATTTTATCCAACTGTTGAATAAATTCTACATTAAACTTATCTTTAATCTGCTCAACAGTTAAATGATGTTTAAGTGCTTTATTGAAAGCTGGATCGGTTTCACGGGCACACAAAGGACATGCCAATTGACAAACATCCGTTGGTTCCACATGCAGTACCTTAGGTGATATCAACATCGGTACTATAACTAGTGTAGCCATTTTCTTTTACAACATGCAAGGTATTGTTCACGCGACCGATTAATTCATCCTTGTGCGATACTAGCCAAATTGATTTGTTGGACTCCCGCGACATCTTCTTAAGGATAGCCAACGAACTTTCAACACCTGAGCTATCGAGGCCTGAGTCGATTAACTCATCGATGAACAATAAGTTAATGGGTTGATATAGACTTTCCCACACATCACGGAAACTCCAACTTAGCGATAGGATCAATCTATTTCGTTCACCTCTGCTTAAATTGTCAAAGTCTAAATCTCTGCCTAGCTCAGTGATACTTACCGTCAAGTCGTTATTAAACTTAATAGTATGTGGCAAACCAATGCGGTCTAAGTATTGTCCAAGTCGTGCATTTAGATAGCTTAGGTTTTGATCGATAATACGTTTACGTATAAATGAATCTTTGTTTGTTAACAGTTTAAGCAAGAACTCTTGATGCTCTTTAACATTTGTAAGGTCGTTGATAGTGTCGTATGTGATCTCCTCGACACCTTGCTCTTGCATTTCAACAATCTGTTCGGCATATGGATCTTGTTCTGCTATCTTAGATGCCAACTGTTCTACCAAGTTATCAACGCTTGCTTGATGGTGAATGGCATCGGATTCTTTTGTATAAAACGTTTCGGGCTTGGCCCCTAATTTACCAAGCGATGTAGTGGCATTTATTAATTCTGCAACCAACTCTGAATGTGCGTTGGCAGCAGATCTAGCAGTTTCTAATTCTGTCTTCTTGCTATCTAGTACTTGTTCGTGTTTGGTGTCGTGGAACGATTGGCCACATGTGTGACACTGATGATTTTCTAGCGTGGTAATTTCAGCAACTAACTTTGAAACAGTTTTTTCTTCTCGTTGCAAATCCATTTTTGCTCGGCTGGTCGCGCTAGAAAGATCGTTTAAATCTTTACGCAATTGTTCCCACACAGCAAGCTCTTTGTGCAATTGTATTTCTTTGATGATATCAATTTTTTGCAATTCCGCTGTTGCATTTTCAATCTTTGTTATCTCTTCGGCATGCTTAGTAGTCCACAGAGTTTGTCTGCGTTTTAAGGCGTCAATTTGCTCTTGAATACGCACATTTGCGTCGGTAACTGCCTTAATACGGAACTCTTCTTGCGTTATAGAGTCTCGGGTTACCTTTGTCTGTTCTTTAAGTTTATCGGCTTTTTCGCTTAGTAATGTGATACCAAGCAATTGCTCAATGATAGTACGTTGATCATTTGCCCGTAATGCCAGGAATGGTTCTGTATAGGTGTTTAGTGCCACAATGTGCTTGAACATATCGTGACTCATGCCCAACATACGTTCTATGTCACCTTGTGTTTCTCTGCTGTCACCTTGTGCATCATCGGTAATTTCTTTTTCTTGATCGCCTACCCAAAACTTCATTATGTTGGGTTTACGTCCACGTTCAATACGATAGCTTTGCCCGTCTTTTTCAAAATCAATAGTAACCATCATACCTTTAGTATTGGTTTTATTAATTAAGTTATCTTTTTTAATGTTAGTTAGAGCATTGCCGTATAACGCATAGCTTAATGCGTTAATGATAGTAGTTTTACCTGTGCCGTTACGGGCACCAGAATCGTCCCCACCTAGATCTAAGTTTTCACCTAGCACAAGGGTTAAGTCCTGCCGGTCAAAGTTAACTGCTTGGGTAGTATTACCCACACTCATAAAGTTACGAACGGTTAAGTCTTTTATTTTAAACATAGATTTTTATTATAGATTCCTGTATATGTCTAACAACAAGTTTGGGTTATATTGATTACTATCAATAGTGCTCAGTTGACTAAACACAATTTGATCCACGCTCTTAAAATCTATGTTACCTTGTATTTCATAATCTGTTAGCTCTGTCGTCTTGGCAGGTATTAGTGTTATCTCTCGAAGTTTGTAAGTATCAATAAACGTTTCTTTGACAAAAGTAGCTTCTTCGTAGCTGATATCAATGTCCAAGTTTACTCTAACATGCATATTGGGTTTAAGCATAACTTCTGTGTGCTTTAATACATCGCTAAGTTGGAATACACGATACATTGGTTGATCGGGCCAAGAATGATATACAGGTTCTTTATCCCATTCTAAAATAGTAAGTCCGCGATCGTCATCCCCTGCGTCTGCATAGTTATGTGGGAAACAATTGCCGATGTATGTTACATTGCGTTGTGTTTGACGTTTATGAAAGTGGCCTGTAAACACATGCTCAAATCCTTGCATGTCATTGCCCGTGATCTCTCCATGGTCCGGCATAGCAACCATGGCATTCATTAAATACCCGGGCAATTCAAAGTGCCCAAACATATACTTACCTTTTAGCTTTTTTAACTTTTTGTGGTCGTCCCCAACCAACCAAGGAGCAATAACCACATCGCCGAAAGTAGTCCAATCGTTACAAATATGGATATTAGATAAGTGCTTTGCCCACTCCACACTTTGTACATCACGCTTGTCGCGATAATACAAATCGTGGTTACCCGGAATGAAGTATGTTTGATCAAAGTTTTCATTTAAATGCTCCAATGCCCGCAGGCTGTATCCCAATGTAAGGATGTTAATGCTTGCTCTATTATTATGCCAGTCGCCGAGAAAGAGAGCAGTCTCGCATCCTTCTTCTCGGGCTTTTGTAGTTGCCCATTTAACGAAGTTCAAACAATCTTCATTGTGCAATGTGCTATTTGATTTCAACCCAAAATGTATATCTGTAAAGACCGCAGCCTTCTTAAAGAGATTTGTCATCTATATAGTATAAACTAAGCAAGTGATAAAATCAAATTTTATTTACTCATAACCACCATCACTGCTGGTTGATATTTTTTGTCCTTGTCGTGTGTAACTTGGCGTTAGGTTATTCATTTCTAAAATATCATCTCTTAGATTTTGATTACGCTTTTCAATATTAAGAACACGAGTAAAGCTATTAGTGATAGCCGCAGTATAATACGCAAAAGGATTTTGTGATTTTGATTCATCGAATTGCAACCCAATTTGACTTAACTGTAGCAAGGCTTGGCTACGCATCTCATCGTTGTAAGTGTATCCGCGCCAATTGGAACGAGTAGCATATCGTTCGCATAGCTTAATAAACATGTGAGCCAGCTTATTAGTCATTTTTCCGTGCTCTCTAGAAAAAGAGCCAGTTTCTAAATCGCCCTTCCAGTGACTTTTGCCCACTATAACAGGAACGTTATTGTCATCGACTCTATAATGATAAAATGGTGGAAAATTACATTTGACATACTTGGTACTACCAGAAATATCAACATCTGCATCATCGTCATATTCACTGTGCGGTGCACCTTCTTCTTCAAGAAGTTTTACTGCGGCTTTTCGGGATTTAACATCGTCAACAGGAATATGGTCCCATGTCATGATTCGGAAAACAACATCTGATGCGCTTACATCTTTAAGTTTTACTTCAAATTCATCTAATTTGCGTTTAACGCCATCAACAGCCGCAGCTTCGTGCGCCAGCTTTGCTAGTCGTTCTGCACGAACTTTTCGGCCTTCTAACAAGTTCTTTTTGTTAATTTTCCCCGCGTCCAACAGTATCATATCATAGTCTGCATCTGCGGGGTTTGGGTAACAACAATATGTTGTTTTACTTTTGTGAATTTCTTTTAATATATCTTTGTTGTTTAAATAATTATGGCGCACCTGATAGTCCTTTAAAGTTAGCACATACTAACATATTTAATTCCGCAAGGTCAACCTTTTTAAAAAACATTATCTATGCCTATTATTCATCTTATAAATACTGTATAACCAGGAACGCTTATGCCAGTCTTA